GTCAGTGATTGATGCTGTATTCTGAGCACCTACAGCAGCTGCTGAATCAGCTTTGTCAGATGCGACCTGAGTGGCAGCCGTCAATTGACTTACCGCAGAGGCGCGAGCTTCAGTTTCCGTTGCTAACGCCTGGCGAACATCAGTAATACCCGCTTCATTCTGGGCAGTTTTCGCTTCTAGACGAGTAACATCCGTGACGCGTGCCTCCGTCTCAGTGGCGATCACCTCCCGGAGCTGTTCGAAGGTCGCAGAGTTAGCGCCCTGCTGGGCTGTCTGCCGCACGACAACATCAGCAATAGCAAGCGCGTTGCCGATGATTGCTTCTGCTGTCTGCTTATTCGATCCAACCGCCGCTGCAAGACCGTTTGCATTCTCTTTGATTGCATCAGCCAGTTCTGCGAACTTTTCACTGCTCTCCACCGCGCTCTCGATCAGGTCTTTGAACGTATCAGTCTCTTTAATCTCCTCCAGGATTGCATTGGTGATATCACTGAAGTCGTCCGTTGGTTTTCCAGAAGCCTCTACAAAATCAGAAACCCCGAACGCGTTGCGTGTCCGGACATAAACGTAATAGACGTGGTCAAACTTGAGCTTTTGAATGATCCACTGGTTCCCCCTTCCGAGGAATTGAGTTTTGTTCTCAATATCATCGGTTAATGGGATTGGCGTCTCGCCAGCGTACCAGAACTCAAAAGAGGTATCTGATGTTGCCGTTACAGACATAACTGGCACCAGAGTGGCCTGTAATGGTCCGGGTATCCACTGAACCGAGTTCGGGGGCTTAGGCGCTCCGATAATCAGGCTTACCTGAGTCTCAGCGCCTTTCATCCCGTTTTCATTGCGCCCACGAACGCCGAGCGTGTAGCTACCGGCAGCAAGGCCGTAAAACTCATACCGGAACTGGTCAGTTTCGTACTGAGATACCAGCTTCCCATCAGCACTGTAGATGTACAGCTCAAACACCAGCTTTTTAGTAGTGGTTGCCGTCTCCCACGTTGCTGTAACCTGGACGGTCTCGGTGTTTGTGTTCAGGATTCGCAGGTTTTCCACGTTAGGCACGCGGTAGCCGTTCAGCGTATCGCTGGGAACTTCAAACACTGCACCCTCGTCAACGATGGCCTGTTTGTTGGGGTCGTGCAATGAGGCCGTTATGCTGTATACGGAGTTGTTTTCCGTTTCGGCAACGCTCAGTATCCGGAAAAGGCGAATCGCAACGCTTGCGGTTGAAATGGCAAATACAGTTCCCACCCTCACCCATTCAGGTTCGTTTTTGAGTGTGACGTTGTTTCCGTTAACGCCATCAATCTCATAGCGAGAGAACTTTCCGTCCCTCCCCATAATCGACATAGTGGAGCCGTCCGTTACTACCGAGGAATCAACAACGTCAACCGTTATCACCCTCCCGGAATGAGAAACAATTCTCCCCCCGAGGCGAGTTCCTGCGTAGTCATTATCCATGACCTCAACGATATCACCCGGCGTGAAGTGGATAGCATCGCGTGCCATCTGGAAAGACAGTCTGCTACTTTCACGCTTTGCTGTTTCCAGCAGCCATTTACCTGCCCGCCATGCCTGTCCGCGAGAGGTGCAGCCAAACGCCTCCAGAGTGGTTTCGTTGTAGTTCCCTTTGGCTATCATCTCATCGTCAGAAACGTACTCTTTCACCTGCTCCCATCCGTTGTCGGGGTCAGTCCAGGACACTACAACCGCATTGTATTTCTCTGAACGCTTTACAGAGCTTCGTTTGAACTCGCCATTCACAACGTTGGCGTTCGTGATTGTCGCAATCGGATCCTGTGGAGCGTCCAGCATTACGGACAGGCGCAGGCCGTCCCACAGCGCAATGCCACGGAACATGCTCGCTATCTTGTCGAGAATGTCTCGCGCACTCGCCTGCTCTGTGATGTAGGCGTTGAGCGTCATGCGTGGCTCTTTGCCGCCATACCCATCATCTACAAGCTGATCGCAATATTGCGACAGAATGTAGAGTGCGCCATCGTCAACATCGATGTATCCGGCGCGTTTCGCCAGGCCAAATCGGGTGTTTTTCGCCAGCTCACGGAACAGCCACGCCGGGTTGTTAGTCCATGCCTTTTTGAAGCCCCCCGTCCACAGCCCGGAGTAAGTTCTGGCAATTGGCTCGTAGTTATCCGGTACGTCAACGATCAGCCCGCGAAGATGATATGTGCGGCTCGGCGTGTCGGTGTACTGGTCACGGTCGATGACTGAGCCGGCAACAGCAGAGAACGGATAGCTAAGGTTGTCGTCGGTGATCTCGCTGTAGCTGTTCCAAACAGTCCCGTTTGACAGCAAATCGCTGCTGCTGTCAGGCGTAATGCGGCGAACGCGGATATCAAACGGTTTGGTGTCGGGGGCATCAATGACGTGCGCCTCAAGGTACTCGCCAGAGATTTTCCCTGTAATCGTCACCGTCTTCTCCATGACCCAGCCCGACGAGCCAGTTCTGGTCTCGATAACCATCGTTACAGAGGTGTTTTTCTGGTTACCCTTGGAGTCCTGCTCCATGAGCCCGGTGACGCCGATGTTAAAACGAACGCGGGTCACGTCCTGATCTGTCACGGTTCTAACCAGCGGGGTATCGTAAGTGACCTCAGTGTTAACAATGGTCGTCGCTTCGATTGCAGAGAAGCCGTTGATTGGCTCCTGAGTTTCCGATCCAGGTCGCCAGGCAACACTAATGCCGTTCACGTTGACATTACCGTTCGAGTCAGTGATAGGCGTCTTATTCAGCTTGAATGAAGACAGGTGCTCCTGATCCACCGGGCCCGCGATTGGCCCCTCAGATATCAGATCCAGTACCCGATAGAATTGTTTTGATTTGAGGTTATCGTCGAGTAGTTTTGGGGTTGATGCTTTACCGCCACCTGAAGACATAGCGCCACCTTAGCTGATTGATTCTTCCCAGTCGGAATTATTAGATGTGTCGATCCCGAGACTTATTACGTTGCTGCCGACCTCCATCTCGCCGAGGAGTATGGGGACAGGATGCCCCTGTCCGACCCTGTTTTCTGCACTGGTAAACGAGTTATTCGTGAGGGTGTTTGTTTCGGCCGCTTCCGCTGAAGTTTTGCTTTTCATGTTCCGGGACATGTAGATGGAGTAAGCAACCGAGGCGGCAGACAGCACCAGTGAGGCAATGAGAACTATCGTACTGGTCTCAAGTCCCGCCCCCTCAATCACCGGGACAAACAGCACTACAGAGCCATCCTTCAGGCGCCGATCCATGTGCCACTGCACCGAAGACGTTTCAACATCCTCACCCGCCACTCGCATTCTTACTCTGGCGTTCAGGAATGCTTTTTTGAACTCATGATTCTGAGCAAGCAAAAGACGAATGCCCTGGGCAGGGGTATCAACGCTCAGCTCGACTTTGCGGAAATGTCGGCGTAAATGCCCTGCAAATTTAAAGATGAGCACTGTTCATGTCTCCATATGGAATGCATCTGCTTAACGTATGCCGGGCGCATTTGCTCTCTCCGGCTTAAATGCCCTGAGCAATCGTGGTGAAGAACCATATTGTCATCGAGCAGAATCATTGCGTGGCAAGGGTCAGCTCCGGGGAATGGTTGCCTGATTATTACGTCACCTGGCAGCGCTTCTCCCGGCGATACCTGATTGAAGCCATTGCGCGACATGTTGTTCAGATAAAGGTTCTCCCCTCTCAGCCACCAGCCATTCGTCCTTTCGAAGTCAGGGAGGTCAATGCCACACAGGTGATACGCATCACGGAATAGCGTGTAACAATCAGTCACTCCGTGCTCGAACCGCCTCCCCAAAAAGTAATCCACCGGCCTGAACGTTCTGATTTTCCCGTTACAGGCCAGCACCCATGGAAGGCCCGATGCAACCTGGCATTTACGGTCGGCGCCGGACAGAACCGGGCTGTTCATTGGGTGAGAGTGGAATACCGCAGTCACCTCTCCAGCCTCCTCGGCCGCCAGCCACTCATCATCACTGATTCGGAAGTGCTTTCCAGGCTCCGGGTGAACATTCCGACAGCGGAACAACTGCCCGCCATCCAGGATTAAGCCGCACACCTCATCCTGCGACGATGCCGCATAATCGAGTAATTCCTGCATCATGAAACCTTCTGAGAGCCGGGGAAGCTGCTGATTGGCATTGGTTCCGGTCGTGGATAACGGAAGCGGCAGCCGCTACGGCGGTGGGAGCATTTATCCTTCGCTGGATCAGTGGTTGGGTTGTCACGCTCATCTGCAACAGGCGGCCCGTCATATCCACACCCGACGCCGCGATACTGCCACTGGCATACGTCGGCGAGAATGGTACGGGCCGGGATGATGGCGTTGTCGCAGTCAATCGGTGTCGCCAGCGTGTAGGTCACCTGCTCGAACGTCTCTTCCGTCATCTCCTCAACAACGTAGCGGGAAACCGCTTCCTGCGTCGGATCTGCGTCAGGGTTGCCATTGGGGAAGTTCACCGCGTCCAGGTATTTCACCGGAACCTGACGGCGGGTGATCACCACCCCAAGCATGTCGTCGAAGTCATGGTTTATGCCCGTCAGTAAACCCGTGACGTTCGCCACCACCATTGTTGGCCGGGCATATGTGCCTTCGTTCTTTGACTCGAACCCTTCGACTGCTATCGGGTATGCCTGATACTGATTCCCCTTCCAGATCACATTTCCGTAATATCCATTGGTGCCGGAATGGAACCGGATAAGGTCTCCGCCAAAGGGTTGCAGGTCGGCTTCGAACAGGTCGATAAACGCGCCTACTCCGGCGTCGACGCTATCAATAATCATACTGGCTGGTATGTCGCGCACGGCAAACTCCCATAAAAAAAGCCACCAAGTGGTGGCTACTGTTTGAATATCAGGATGTTGCTTACTGATAACCCTGGTTAACGTGTAAGCTCAGCCCGTCAGTGGTGGGACACTGACGTAACCATCGAAGGGGGATGGCTGATTACCTCTGATAAAGGAAAAATAATGTCAGAATTGAAATTAAACGCTATTGACTTTATTTCTTTTGCGGTCGCTGGAAATACATTTAAATTAAAAGCTAATTTGATTGGCCCTAATGACCAATTTCATTCGGTAAACCTAGATATAGCGCCAGATGAGATAAAGAATAAAACCATCGGTGAGATTGAAAAACTTGCTATTCAAGCCTTGCGTTCAGCTTGAATTACGGCAATTTGATCTAATTTCGCAGTGATTTGATTATAAGCACAGGTGTGAGCGCTAATAACTTCTTCCATCTGTGCTTTCATTGAATCAACCATAGCCTCTAACTCTTCAACACGTTGTTCTAAAGTCATAACTGTCTCCCGCCTTTCGGCTTATCGTGGTACTTGTTCAAAAGTGGCCGTCAGTTCAAACAGCGGCCCGGTCTTTGTCATATTCCAGGATCGGCAGACAAACAGCTTCCTCACTCCCGTATCGGATGACGTCCAGTAGAACGATTCAACCGCCCCCCTGGCCTTGAGGAATGCCTCAGCATCCTTCGCAGGGTTACTGCGGCACGCTCCGCTGACGCCGCGAAAGGTGAGCGAGTATTTATCCATCAGTGGATTGATACCCTTCACCTGTCGCTGTTCGTAACCGTCACCGAGCTTAACAACGGCTACGTTTGGGGTGCGTTCAACCTGGTAAGCTCGCTGTGGTGTCCATGTGAATGTTTCTGGCATGGATTACTCCCAATAAAAAACCCGCCGGAGCGGGCTTGTGTTAATTAAGGCAGCTTTCAGAAGCTATCCACAAGCTCTTTCATCTGCTTTTTGGCTTCGCTCAAGATGTCTGCTTCAATCTCTGCCAGGCTTTTATCGCGCTCCAAAGGCAAATGAACGCGAATCTTCACGCTTTTACAGTGGTCTTCATAATTTACAAACACGCTAGCAAGGAGACCTTTTCCACTATCATTGTCATAAGCCGTGATGTCTTCAATTTGATATTTCATCTAAACTCTCCTTTGTTATAAGAATGCACGATTTTAGCACGCCTTACCTTTTCGTCCTTGGTTGGATTAATCCACCAGGTCGATTAGCCTGATCGCTTATATGGAACAAAGTAACCCGCTTCATCATCTGGGCCATCTTAGCCATGGTCGCATCGTCTATGCCGCCAGTGGTGTTGATTTCGAAAGTGATGTGCTGCACCACCCCGCCACCACCTCCGGCCTTATCAGCAGGAATAATCTTCCCTGACTGGTTCGGGATGAATGCCTGCTGCCCACCTGCTGTCTGGAAGATTTCAGAGCGGCCATCTTCGTTGATGCGGTAGGCGTTGCCGGCTGATACTGTTCCTCCGTAGCGGCGTCCACCTGCAAGGGCTAACCCTTTCGCGGCAACCATGGATTCTGCATAAGCAGCCTGACCTATTGCTGCGGCGCTGCCGTACGTTGCGATTGAGGCGCTCATTGCTGCTGGCGCCCATGCTGAAGCTGCTGCTGTAGCCTGAGCCATAGTCGACGCTAGTGAGGTTGCAGCTGCTGCCTGCCCCATCAACTGGCTTTTAACCCACTCGACGCCCATCTGAACGAAGCCGCCAACAACGCTGTTCAGGATGGTAGTACCGATGTTTGCCAGTGACTCCTGAAGGCTCTGAGTGCCGTTAATCAGCCCGGTTATGGCATTGGTCGCCCCGCCCTGTAGCGAATCTACAGCGTCAGCCATGAGCTGGTTAGTGGTGCTCTGGTTGCGATAGATTTCCCATTGCGCAGCGATACGGGCCTGCTCGTATTGAGTATTGGCAGCATTCATCAGTTCGAGACCACGCTGAGTGATCTGGCCCTTTTGCGTTTCAAACTGCTGAATGAGAGCCAGTTCCTGCGCGTGCTGATTTGCCAATTGCTGAACAGGGTCGATTTCACCAATGGCTGATTGCTGCGGCGTTACTGCCTGCTGGGCCCGGATTTTTGCCAATCTAATCTGATGGTCTGCCTCCAGACGTTCTGAGGCTTGATCATATTGCTTTTTACTTATGAGTTGAGCTTTGAACGCCGCTTTGATTGCTGTAACTGAATCGTCATAGGAGCGATTCTCTGCATCTTCTGGCAGCTCTTGAAGGGCGACAGCAAAACCCTTGGTAGCATCCGCCGCATCTAAAGCGGCTTGTTTATATTGCCTTGCCTTGCTTCTCTGCTCATCAGTAGCTTTAGAGCCAAGAGATTGTTCTGCTCGAAGAAGTTGCTGTTCCCTTGTCAGGGTTTGCGTCGAGTCTGCAACAAGCTCTGCCTCTTGCTTTAAATTTTCCAGCTTGCTAGCAATGGCTGCGGCTTGCGTGGCTGATGTTTTAGATTCTTCGTTGTTTTTCTTCAAAGCGGCAGTATTGCGCTCAGTTAAAGCATATTGATCTTGCAATTGCTTAATGCGCGGGTCGTTGTTCTTCCAGCCAGCATCCTCGGCATCATACTGCGCCATTTGTCTGGCTCGTGCCTCTCCCTCAAGTTTTGATAGTGCTAGTCTTCTCTGTGCATTTTGCAGCAGTTTTTGGGTGGCTTTGTCATCGCCTGTCGTATCTGGCGCATTAAATGACCCGCCATTTTTAGCATTGTTAGCGGCCTGCGCTCGCAGGTGTGATATTTCCGCCTCTACCTGCTTTAACTTGAATGCCGCACTAATTCTTCTTTCTTGAAAATTGTCATTAGTCTCGTACCACCGCTGGCCGTCTTTAACTTCATCATTGAGCTCTTGCTGTAATTTGATCAGCTTTGGCATTCTTGCAGCATTGCCAGCATTATTGTTATAGAAGTTCAGGTTATCGGCGACGCTTTGCATGAGCCCCGCCAATGTAGATGTAAGCCCTATAGCTTGGTTAAGGTCGCTTATTGCATTCTTAAATGCTACATCTAAGCTGTTCTTTGCTCTGTCGATACTGACAGGCATTTTACTAAATTCTTCATTAACATTTTGCGATTGCTTCTGAATTGCATTGAGAGCGTCTTGGGCTGTTAATTTACCTTCAAGCATCATTTTGCGTAGGCCGCCAATTGATACTCCCAGACCTGCGGCAATCTGCCTAGCCAACTCTGGCATTTGTTCAAGGATGGAATTGAACTCTTCAGCCCTAACGATTCCGCCAGAAATAGACTGACCAAACTGTCTTAAAGCGTTAGCCATTTCTTCAGTAGAAGACCCACCGACAGTGCCAATTTTTTGTAATGTGTCAGTTAATGAGAGGACTTGCTGATTTGTGGCTCCAGTCTCTTTTAATGCAGTGGTTAATGATTCCCAGAGTCTCTCTGTTTCTTCCAGGCTATTTCCAGATCCGGAAGCAATAGCGGATAGAGATGACATGGTTTCTCGAGCTTTATCCGCATCAGGTGAAAGCCTTGCTACCCGCGCTTGCAGCGTATTCATACTATCTGCAATTTCTATGATTCTTTGGGCGGCCTGAATGGTAAAAGCCCCGGCAATTGCAACTCCGACTTTATTTAGGCCTGTACTAAGCCTGCCGGCTGCTTTATCAGCTTTACTGAGATCGCTTTCCATCCGCCCTGTGACCCGATTAACATCTTTACCTGCGGTCAAAAGCTCTGCGGTATCAGCTTTGATTGTGTACTCAATATCACCAACATTCTGTGCCATCTTTAATCTCCGGGCATAAAAAAACCCGCCGGAGCGGGTTTGGATTACTTGCAGGCCTCTCGACCTAGGTAGTAAGCAATGGAGTCGCTTACTATTGGCGACATGCTAGGGTCGGCTTTAGAGTTCTTCATCTCTTCCAAGCTCTCACCAGAACCTAAGTATTTAACTTCGTTTGCTTCACAATTGTATATCCGCTGCGAAAATGTAACGCCAGATGACCCTTCTCTTTTTGTCGTGATAGTTCTGAGTGAGCCTTGAGACCCCTTGTTCAGGACTGTGTAAGTTGCTTTCGAGTCAGTTGGCACCTGTATCTGGTATGATGCGGCCAAAGCCGAAAAAGAAAGCAACGAAAAGCCTAAAAGAAATATCTTCTTCATATCCCTATCCCCTTTGGTAAAAGTGGAAACATCCTACACAGGAATAGCACAGGTGCAACGGCAAACGCTGATTTATTGATCTCAGTCGACTGTCTGGATACTGATCCTTTATCAAGCTTTGCGATACTCCGTCACCAGGTTAGCCTTCAAAGGCATACAACTAACGGAAAGGGCCCAATGGAAAAAGCAAAAATAAACGATCACTTTACTCGATTCCCTTATCGTAAAGAAATCCATGCGGATGGTGGCGTCAATAATGGTGGGATAGACCTTGTTGACGAGCCAAATCGGATTGAGGAAATTCATGAAATCAAAGACTGGCCTTGGTTGCGGCGGCTTGTTGAAGAAGTGAACTTAAAGCATGGTCATTTTATGACTTTTGGCTGCGATTTCGGCGAGGATGATGGTTACTTTGCAGGTTATATCGAGTTTTCACATCGCCCTAACATGCGCCAACCAACCACTGAAGACCTAAGGATTCTTGACGAATACTTTTACGAATGGATTAGCGCTTTATACTCGGATGATAAGTCGGAACCTCATCCAATTGAATATTGTCGCAGAAGCTTTGCTTGGGAGTATACCCCTCTCGAATACAGGGGAGCCTATGAGAAAGTCTCCGTTTGGTTTCGGGTGACAGGCCCACAGGGCGCCGAATGGTTGATAAATCACCTTCGCCATTTTTTAGTTGAAGTTTACCCATCGTTATCTCTTACCAGTAAATAAGGATCTCTATGAAAGTTGCCGCAGAAAAATTACGTGACGGATGTCAATCCCTAACAAGGGAACTAACCAGACTTGAACAGCTTAACCGCCCTCTCTCCCTTGATGAGTTCTACTCATGGACTGAGCGAGAAAATTTCGTGAGCACTATTTTTGATAAATACCGAAGCTATATCATCGCACTCGACGTTTTAGACCCTAAGAGCGAGCGATGCGACGGCAATCTACTCTCTTATATAGAAAATGCCCTTGGCAGGCATTCGAACGTCATAACCAGCGCTACATATGGCGTGGTCGACAACGCTTATTTGCTGGCAATCAATGTTCTTTTCTCGATTTCAAGAGAAGCGGATGAAATGTAAGAACAGGCCCACCGCAGTGGGCCTGAAAGCCTAGCGCGAGTGACGCTCATAGTAAGCTTTAGTTTTATCAGGAGTACCGGTCTTCCCACACTCCTGATTGGTGCAGGTGTAATCGTCATATAAACTGTCCGCACCGCAACGTTGACCAAAACAGTTATCTCTATCGCACCAGCAACTAACTTTACCACTCAACACTACTGGGCTTTGACAATCTGGGCACTTATCCATAACTTCCTCATTCAATTTAAAAATGAGATTTATCCTATCACGCTAGTTGTTATTGGCAATCTCAACTGAACAATATCAATTTAATGTGGCCCATGCCTCTGCGCATCCATCGCCAGCATCTGCTCTGCCCAGTCCATAACCTCGTCGTATTTCTCCTGGGTTGGCACCTTGCCTTTCTCCTTCTGTGGGAATTTGGCGTTCATGGCGGCCCGGAAGCTTGTCATGGTCATGTTCCAGGCGTCGGCCTCGCTCATTCCGAGGTGGGCAACCGCGGTGTAAACGAATGTCCGAACATCGAATTTATCGCTGTACTCGCCCTTCTTACTCTCGAATTCTTCGGGCGGCTGATCACCCATCACGCCATGCAGAATCAGGTGGCGCGCCAGCTGGATAACGTCTTCAACTGGCAACGAGCCAGGCTTAAACAGGAGGCGTCCCGCCGTAGTCACTGAGTAAGAGCCGATGATTTCAGTAATGTCGCCTTCAGAGCAGTGTTTGACTACACTAGCTGCGGCCGCTGCCATATCCGCAAAGCAGCGTGCATTAGCCGCTTTCAGAATCTGGGGGTCTGCAATTCTGTGCTTTGGGTAATGGCCTGCATGAACTTTCACGAAAGCATCAACGATTTGCTCAGGCGTGCCGATTCGGGACATAGCCAGGAATGAAGGGTTGAGGAATATCTCTTTGCCGCCAGCGCGAATGACGGCCTGGCCGATATCGGTGATTGCTTTCATAGTTTCACTTCTTATGATTGGAGAGAATCCCACCTGTTTTTAATTCATTGCGTAGCACTTCGAGAATTAGGCTTTCGATACTTCTACCGAAAATTTTTAACTCCTTGGCGGAAAGTTCCACGGCGTTCTCACGCAACCCTAAAATTGAGCCATTTTCAATGAAAGAATCTTGGATGTAGTTATCGCCATTGAGGACTGTGAACGCGTCTGATTCACGGATCTCTTTATCGATTTGATTAATCAGCCCCAGCTCATTCTCTTTTTCCATCGACTATCTCCTATAAAAAAGGGGCGCTAGCCCCTTTGCTTATGCTTCGTTCACGGTCACGGTAGCCGCATTAGAGGTAACCGTGCCGGCGGTTGAGGATGTTACCTGGCAGGAGTAAGAACCCGCATCACCCGCAACGACGCTGGCCTTCGTGTAGGTAGCGTTCGTCGCACCAGAGATGTCAGTTCCGCCCTTCTTCCACTGATAGGTCAGAGTGGAGCCGTCAGAGACATTGGCTGCCACCGAAAGATTGAGCGCATCGCCCACCGTGAGCGTGCGGTTCTGCGGCTGCGTAGTGATCGCGATTACGGCGCCGACATCACGCACATCCACCTGACCCGCGCTTGAAGCCTCAATTGACCATGTGGCCACGTCATCATGAGGGGCTTCGTCTTCCCAAGAAGTCACCATGAACGGGCCTTCGGCAATATCATTTGGAGAGATGATTTTCAGCCAGACATACGGCTGATTGCTGGTCTCTGCCGGCGGGTTGTATACGTGACGCTTCAGCGCGTTCTGCGCATAAACATCTTCTTTGCGGGTTACACCGTCCCCAGAGAACGAGATGTTCTTATAGGTTACGAGATTTTCCTGCGTATACGCTGCGCTCATATCAGCGGTAGCGTCTGCGGTATCCCATTCGGCGGAAACAGTCTTCCCGCGCATCATGCCAAGGCGCTTATAGTCACCGTTGGCGGGTTGTGATTCGGGGCAGCCAATCGCGTAGTAAACGACGACATCACGCCCTGTGAAAGCACCAACTTCACATGCCATGTCTTTATCTCCGTGTTATCGGGAAATGATGGTTTGAAAGGAAATATCGAAGAGGTAACGACCTTCTTCGGTCTGGATGGCGGTGATACCGCCGATTGGCTGCATCGAGATGATGCATTCAGTCTTGTAGTCGTCGATCATCGCCTGGCGTATTGCATCAGCGTGGTCTTCAACTTCGTTAATGTCGCTGTCGTTCTGACCGGAAAGAACAAGGAATCTGAAATAATCTCGTGTTATAGCCTCATCAGGCTTGCCGCCACCGCCCTGCTGGATGACGAGGTATCTTTCCCCTTCAGTTCCTTCCAGCTCGTTCCAGAAGCGTTTCTGGACGCGATAGCCGACATCAAAACCGTGGGACTGCAACCACGCTCTCAGAGCGTCATACACCTCGCTACGCGTCATACTTTGTATCCTTGCCTGATGATGGCCTTAATCTCGTTGAGACCGTCACGCTCAAAGCCTTTGGTCAGGAACCCCGGCTCGGCATCGGGATCCCAGTAATTCCCCTTCCCGGTGCCGCCGCCGAATTCTTTTCCAGCGCGAGTTCTTCCGAAGTGTCCACGCGGCTGACCTTTTAGCTTACCGGACATACCGTGAACGGCGGCAGCGTATGCAGCCGTGTAACCGACCTTTCCCTGCATCCCGCCGGGCATTGGCTCAAGCTTTCTGTACTGGCTGTTGATAAGCGTGGATGTGTCAATGGGAGTAAGTAGCGCAGCGTGAGACGATCCGACAATCATGACCCCAGTCAGCACTCTTTCTGTGCGTGGCCCGGCAATTTCTGCCAGCACCTTGCGGGTGTTCATCTGAACACGCTTGATACCTTTAACTGGCATGATTACCTCACGTCAGAATTTTGTAGTCCGGCTCCTCGCCGAATGGTGACATATCCCATTCCGTCACCGCTTTGATGATGTTTGCACCAGCTTTCAGTGGATCGGCCTGAGATGTTGTGTCACCTCTGGCGATATACCAGTCACGCTTCGGCATGGTCGCATCGATGCCATTGCGCTTCAGTTCAGTGAAGAAAATCAGGTTCGTGGTGAACTCTTTCCCGCTGGCATCTACCGCAACCTCATTGTTTGCCGTCCAGGTGCAGTCAATCAGGTAGGGGGTTCCGGTTGTCCAGGTGCTGTTCCAGTCGTCGTAGACTCGCGGGTAAACAGTGGCAACATTGGTATAGCTCCATGCAGCTGTTTCAGACACCGTTATCCTCCCACCGGATCACCTCCGGATTCTCCGCCGCAACCTTCCGGCACAGCAGATACCAGTCACCGTTGCTTTTGACGTATCCGGTAACGCGTTTACCACTGTCGGTCATCACCCAGACTTTGACAAAAGGCTCCGGCAGCCGCTTCTTAACCGATATCCACCCCATCACCGACCCCCGCCACACATGCATCCACCCCTGGCAATCCATATGCCAGCAAAAGCTGTAGTGGTCGGGTCTGGAGGGATGAGGTCATTAGCGCAGCCGTGTTTATCGGTGACGCGCAACAGTGCCAGCGCCCCTTTCCATCGATCGGGAAACGACTGATACCGGAATGAGCGTGACGCACCATTAGGGCCAGTCTGCGAGCTGATATACTTGTCGCCTTGCGCCAGCCCCATAAGCGCCAGCAGATAGAGCTGAATCAGCAGCGCGGTCGATGCCGGATAATGCGCATCAAGACACTCCTGTATGCTGTTGGCCTGGTCGACGAGAGCCTGAAGAACAAAATCGGGAATGGTAACGCCCTGACTTTGCAAATACCCCTTCGCCTGTTCGAGAGTTACCATTATCGACTCCGTGAAATACCCCGCCGGAGCGGGGCATAAAAAAACCGCCTTAGCGGCGGCTGTTATTCAGCAGGGAAAAGCTTTTCGAGTTCGCCATCTGGCAACAGCTCACTGAGCTTTTCAGCGCCCAAGGTGCCCTTGAACTCAATGCCCAGCTCAGTAAGGCGGTCCTGAATAATCTCTTTGCGAGATTTCTCACCAGTACCGGCATCAGGTGTTGCTGGTTTCAGCTCGCCACCAGCTTCGCCTTTCATCAGCCGAACGTTAGACTTCAACGCCGGATGAAGCTCTTTCAATTCCACCACGTCGCCAACCTTCACGCCGAACCATGGGCGCACAACTTCGTATTTAGCCATGCTGTTTCCTTACGCCAAGTTAGCGCCGTAGACAACGCCGGACAGACCCTGATCGTCTGCGGTAATTTGCAGACCTTCAGCAGACATGATCTGGAAGTTGTAGTTAACGTTAGGCAGTGGGCGCGGCAGCGGAACAACACCTACGGCCATGCCCACCAGTGGAGAGATCACGTCACGGCGACGAACGTACGCGATAAACTCGTTGCCGGTCAGCGCGAAGCTCATGCGGATTTCTTTCACTGGCGCGAACGGCAGAACCGCCTGCAATACAGTGCCGCTTACAACGCCATTCACCACGTACGGCTGCGCGAGGTTTGCCCAGATTTCCGGGGAAACCCACATCACATCGTATGCGGCGACTTTGTTGGTGCGCGCGGTTGTACCGAATGCCCCTTTACCGAAGAATGCGAATATCGCAGTCATGTCAGCGGTGGTCAGGTCGATGTTCGCGCCACCAGCACCAGATCCGAGGTTAATCTTCTTGGTGTTGCGGTGGTTCTTGATGCCCTGCGCAGGATAGGACTGAACCTGAATTTTTGAATCGCCGTTCAGGTAGTAGCTGACGCGCTTCTGGTTGAACTTGCGCATCTTCGCCATCTGCGAGTCCAGCACCAGATCGATGCCCACAGAGTTCAGGCCAGCAGCATGACGCCAGTTAACACCGTAACCAGCAGTGAACACCGGAATCGGGTCGCCGTCGCTCGCGTAGTCAGTGTGGTCGAAGGAGAACGGCGCCTGACCATCGATGCTTACTGAGACGTCATCGGCGATGTCGCCAACCACGTTATACAGCTTGGCGGTTTTACCGACCGGCAGCACCGTCTGAACGCCAATCAGGTCGTTCACGATTTCCATGCCAACTTCCTGATCCCGCAGTTGCAGCACCTGGTTGTCAATCTCAGCCCAGAAGTCACGGGAGAAACCGCCAACGGCGTTACAGGCCAGCATGTCAGGCGTCATGATTGCGCGGTTAGCCGCAATGATGGAATCGTTCTGTAGGTTCCACATGTTGCGGTTTGCCCACAGCTCATTCCAGTGCCCGCCAAGGCGGGAGTTTGTCGCCAGCGTCTCTTTAGAGAAGTACATATGTGTTTGTCCTTTTGTTACGCGCCAGCAGCGGCGGCAGTGCCAACGCGCATGCGCACGCGAATGAAATCGGTAGTGCTGGCCGCGATGGTGTATTCATCCTGGCTATATCCGATCACTGAATCAGTGTCATCGGTTGCCAGGGTAAACTGACCAGCAGTGCCCAGCTTGATCGGGCTGTCTTTCTTATACGCACCAGGCAGGCAACGCAGCGCCAGCTCACGACCTTCTTCGACGTAGTTACCTACTGCCGAATCCCCGGCAGGGATTTCTTCGGTGATTGTCAGGCCCTGGTGGTAACCGTCATCGATGATGTACAGGCGTCCGTTTAGCGCAGTGGCCTGAGCGAATTCATCGGATGAGTTAATGGTTGCGGCGGTACCCGGAAGTAGCGCTGCGGCCGTAGTGCGGGTTTCGGTCTTGTACAGAGACTGACCGTCGATATTAACGCGACGATAACGTGGCATTATTCCGGCTCCTTACTTGAAGTGTTCGTCTGCGGCAGGTGCGCCGGTTTCTTTGTGCTGCTGAGCATTGTTGGTGCCCAGCGGAGCAGCTTCGCCCAGCGACTTGAACATTGCTTCCAGGGCATCGCCAGAAAGCGCGTTGGCCACGATGTCGCCATGAACCGCAGCAACCGCATCACGCTTTGTTTTTTCTTCCGCACGAGAGTTTGCAGTTAGCGTTTCAGCAAGCTTGTCCTGATTGGCCTGTAGGCCGGTGATCGCATCCTTAATCGGGTTCAGGGCTTCGGCGAAGTTTGCGGCCAGGCCTTTACCGATTTCGCTGATCAGCTCTTGTTTCTCTTCAGTGGTTAAAGGCATGTCGCCCTCCGTTTTGTGGTTTGGTGCAGGCTGTTCCTGCGGTGTGAATAGAGCTTTGAATTTGTTAGCTACGACTGCGACCCACGACTCCTGGCGCGCTACTGCGGTGCCGGTATCGTCGAAGGTGATAACTCCGCCCTCAGACTTGTACCCAAACACCTCAGCAGTTCCGCCGTTGCGGATGATTACCGCTTGCGAGTCAGTGAAGTCAGCAATCCAGGCGTATTCATCCGCGCCCGCCGCAAACTTCGCTTTGGCTGCGCGATCGAGACGCTGTTCGCGCTCCCGGTAGGATTCACCCACCAGCGCGCCCGAGTTAGCCTTGAGCGGTTGAGCCAGATCGGCATTGACCATCAGGCCAACGCCCTGCTCAGGAGTTGCCGCCCCTACTTCGTGCAGCAGGATCGCGTCGTGGTCCATGCGATGGATGTCGGCAACCCACTCCGCACCTGTTGCGCGCTCCTGCTCGTTCGGCTCAAGCTGATCGAGGAAAGCGGCCACGCTGGTATGAATCGGCGGAACGTCTTCACCGCGCTCAATGGCAGCGACACGCTCAAGAAGCTCCCTTCCACCTTCCGACTCGCTGGCACGGGCCACATCAACCCACTTTTCGAGATAGATGCGATTACCGGACTTCTTAACGTTGCGGTTCCACGCACCTATATGGCCTGCGTTAATCCCCTCAGGCGAGAAAGCAGACACAAACTGACCGTTAACCTGAGGATGCCCAAGCGGTGCCAGGGTGCCTTCCAGTCCCTTATAGTGGGCGTCGATTTGTTCTTGCGTGTACAGCCCGCCATTCATGACGACGTTCGCCGGAAGCGTGTAACTCGGCAGTACCAGATGCTCACGCCCGTTGTATGTTTCGCGCCGGATAGACTGACTGTTCACCTTCGTGGTGATGTTGACCTGCATAGGCATAGTTATTTCTCCGCCCAGGCGTAACCGCGCGCCTGCATCGATTTATATTCCTGTTTGAGTTTCGTGATGGTGTCCGAGTATTCCGGATTACCGTCCGCATCCACCAGCACCGACTGCTGGCTGCATTTGCAGTTGATGGAGTTACCATCCTTGCTGTACCAATCACGAACCTCTTCATTGGTGTAAAGGTGCGCGTGACGCAAAGCGTGCGTATGCCGGGTTGTCGGAGACAGCGCTGAGATGTGAACCAGAAGTGTCTTCAGGCCGAAGAGTTCATTCGCCTCCTGGTCTTCATCCCACTTAGCCCGGCGCAGCGCGGTAGTCACTTCAGTGCGTGCTATACGGTTTGCCCGGCGCTTCTCGATGCCGGTCTGGTCTGTCAGATTGCGGGCAATGTCCAGCGGATTGAGACCACGGCCCACGCCATCAGTCAACACGCGCGCCATGTCGCGCTTAACATCAGCAGTAAGCCCCTTCATTTCCTCAAACACGCGGGCATGCACCAGCGCCATACGTTGCTGGTACGGGTCGCTTGCGAGGATGGACGCTAACAACTCACGACCAGCGGCGTACACCGGCGACTGCTGGCTGAGGTTGTAGAACGACTGCCCGGTCCCTTTCTCCGAAGCCAGATCGATGTACTCGTAAAACCACAGGTCGTAATCGCCACCTTCAAGCAGCACCTGATCCACCAGGTAACTGGCATCGTTCAGGATGATGGAGAGTAGCGTCGGGTTTATCTGGTATTCGTATCTGGCGTTTACTGCGAGGGAGGAAGGTATTTTGTCGAGTGCTGATTTGTACGCCTTGCCAATCTTATTCATCCGCCTGGCGAAGTCTTTCATTGCCCGGCGTTCCAGCGCATCGGCTCCGGTCGGATCCTGATAGTTACGCGGCAGAATCGGTGGCTTCGTCTTCTTCGTCGCCATCCTCTTCTCCTAACGGCTCTTCGTCGTCATTGTCATAACCCGCAGCTGTACGAATCTCTTTACGGGTGAACGCTGGCTCATCGCCGCTGCCCTGCATAGTCTGGTTAATCTCGCCCATAGTCTTGGCGTTGGTGAGCTTCTCAGTACCGGTCTGTTCGTTCAGGTCATCCCAGATAACTGCTTTCTGGCTGACTGAATCGACAATCTGCAAGTCAATAATCTTGTCGCAGAAGTCCTCTATCTCGAAAGCGAGGTCTACTCGGCGCGACTGACAGCGAGCATTAAAGTATTTCTGGTCCTCAGTGCTTGAGCGCTCGGCCTGCTGATTACCAACCAGAATGCGCGTCGGGATATCAACTCCGGCGGCCGCGGTTTGCAGGTTGACGTTATATGTTGGTGCAGGATCGGACACGGCGGCCACAATCGGAGCAACTGAAGCCCCCTGCGTTATGAGTACCGTGTCATTCCCGATATTCATCTCTCGGGCCACCTTGTCATATATTTCGCTAAGTTCGCTGTAGTCGACGCCGTGAGCCCTGGCTATTTCATCCAGCCTTGCTTCTTTATCGAAATTGATGTTCAACTGGCGCGCGGCATTCTTAAGGAATGACTCGCCTGAACCGCCCTCCACCTTCTCCAGACTGACAAATGCGTTATAAGCTGGCTCCAGGAAGCCAATGGCATCTTCCGAGTAATCGCCAAGGATGAATACCCGATCCGGGTGGATATTGACGCGTCGGCTTGAACCATTCGGCAACCGTTCGGCGTACTGCCACATTTTCGGCTGACCGTAAGTCTTCGAGTTCAGGCCGGTGTCCCAATCACCAACTGTCAGAGAGCCTGCCCATGCGACAGTAACCTTCTGGAGCATCTTGCCTTTCGTTACAGGCTGATCCCAGGCGAGGGAGTCATTGACGTGCAGAAGGATGCCTGCATAACGACCGACAAGACGGCGGCGATCAGCGTCTGCGAACGAGCGCCAGAATCGGCTGGTGAATACCTGTTTGGACTTTTTCTCCCAGGCGGTTTCGTTTTCACTCTCGTCGGCATCGTCACCCTCAATGATTTCCGGGTTAGTCTGCCAGCACTTGCCCACCAACTTCTCAACGGCACCGTGAGCAATACCACCGCGCCGGTACAGGGCGTAGAGGTTTTCGTATGTGACCTGCTCAGGGAATCCATATTCGCACCACGCAGAATTACGCTTGGCGTCCAGCCCCATCGAAGGGTTAAGCATCCCCATGCGGGCGCGCGCCATCCGCGCATCGTTCAACGCATGGTTGACTGCGATAGTTAATTTGTCATTCATGGGATGTCCGTCACCGCTTAACAGGTGGTAATTTTGGCCCTTTGGCCGGAGATAATTTTTTCGGCCTGCAACTATCACAGAACATGGCAGGTGGTTTTAATCGCACACCGCAACGATGGCAGCAACCATCACGCGATGAACCTCCGTTGGAGGAGTAAAGGATGAACAACACAAAAATAGCGACAAAAAATAAGAATATAATTTCCATAAGCCCTCATTTGTCACCCGCTTCTAAGCCGTTTCGGAATCATCATCCCCACAGGTTGCGATCCATTCAGTTCTGTCAGTGCGTAAACCATCGCGTCGAGGCGGTCGGGTGATTTCTTCGCGGTGGCGGGGATGTATTCCATCATCTGGTTCTCCAACACGTAGAGATTGCCGTGATTTGCCACTCGCCCCTGTTCGTAGAGCGCCGATATCGGCTCCGCGCGGGCATACTTACCTTTGCTGGCATGGACACGAATGATGCGACCTTTGAACCCGGCGTTGCGGAGTGTCTCCTCCGCCATATCCCCGCCCTGGTTCGTCTCAATGACTATCGCGTCAGCTTCGTGTTTCTCATAGGCCGATATGGCTTTCTTGGCCCATCCGGCAGGTGAATATTTGCCGCTGTAATCGCCATCCACAGAGAACTGTTTTTTATCACCAGCACCATATGAGCTGGCAGCGACAATACCTGTTTCATCGCTTTCGTCGCTGTTTGTTGCCTGCGGGTCAATGGCTACGACAGTGCGAACCTTATCATGATGAATTTGCAGTTCGCGTGCCGCGCTGATCATCGCCTCTGTCCACAGAGCGCCTTCTGCATTAAACCTGCGAGGCTTCTGCATATACTGCGCTTCGGCAGTGCGCCTGTGAGAGAACAGCGATACGCGGTGCGATTCATTGTGCTTGAACGGCCACAGCCAGCCATCAGGCAGTCCGTGGTCAATCGGTATGGCGTGGGTGTTTTCAGGGTACTGAGCAGCGTATGGCTGACTATTGTCGATAATCACCGGCAGATTCAGGTGATGCCATTTCTCTCCACTCCCGCCCCGCAGAAGATAGCCGCTCAGGTCGTGGTAGTGGATCCGCTGCATGATGACAATCATTGGCGTCGTCTCGATCGCCAGTCGTGATTTGATTGTCTCGTTAAAGCGGTTGTTGACCCCATCGCGGACGATCTCGGAGTAAGCGTCGTCCGGTTTAACCGGGTCATCGATAATCAGCGCGCCCTGCCAGCCCGGCTCCATGTGTCCGGCACGAAAGCCGGTAACCTGTCCGGCAGCTGACGACGCATAAACGCCGCCGCCGTGTTCGGTCCACCACATAGCCTTGCTGTCAGCGTCATCGCGTAGCGACATGGGCCACATAGACTGATACGCCTGAGACTTAATCATGCCGCGCGCGGTTGAGGAGTTCAGCAGCGCCAGGTTGTGCGAATAGGAAAGGTGCATGAAGCGGGCCCGGCAGTTCAGCGCCAGTCCGCGACCCATCATGTTGATGGTCGCCAACTCCGTTTTCGTGTAGCCAGGCGGTACGTTGATGATCAGGCGTTGAATCTCACCATCAATGACCCGGTCCAGCGTCTGCTGAATCACCTTGTGGTGAGGAGCGACAATCATCTTGCCGCCGGTGCGCTGCTTGAAGAAGTATCGAGCGTAGTAAAGCCCGTCTTCTTCGCACTCAATCTTGCGGGCGTAAGCCTTTTGCTCAGCAGTCGTCATCCTCCAGCATCTCCCGCCGGGCAGCCTTATATTCTTCTTTCGTCAGCGTCGCCATTTCGATAGGCCCGCCGTTCTTGCCTGTGTGTTCATGAGTGGCCTGCTCTTTGAAAGCCATCACATCTATGTGCTTCCCGAGCAGCTCGAGGTTTTTGACTTTATCAGGCCACTTAATTTTCTTGAGCAGCCCGACCATCTCACGCTCCTCCCCACGGCCTTCAAACATCTCAGCCACATCGAAGCCGCTCAAATATCTTCGCCAGGATGAAGGCCACTCGCTTACTGGCTTCAGACTCATGTCGTCTTTGAGGATGTCGAGCACGTCCATCTGGTCAATCTCAACCAGACGATTCAGGACGTATGTCGCATTTATGCCAACCAGATCATTGCGTTGGGCTTTAAGTTCGGCAATTCTGGACTGGATGTCAGGTTTTGACAGGTTTTCGGACGCGGTGCGATTAGCTGTCTTAGCGCTGTACCCCGCCCGAATAGCCGCTTGCGTGGCGTTTAAATCGATGAGGTACTCGCGACAGAACATTTCTTGTTTGTCAGTGAGTGCCATGTTTATTCCAAGTTAAAAGGAGTTTTAATGTCTACAGAATCACTTCTTGATGCGATGCTTCAACATGATCGTTTTCATAATCAAAATAGGATGGTTTCAGGGCTAGCCCAAAGAGCAGTTGATAATGGATACGACAGCCTAACCGCAAATCAACAGGCAGTTTTAGACCCTTTCTTAACCGAGAAGTGTGATGGAGTAACCAACCCGGGAGGACATCATAACGACTGCCAAGTCATACTTGAGGGTGATGATCTCGAAAGTGCTATTGAAAATGAAATGTTTTATGGAGGGCTGCTATGCCCTTCATGCATCGACGAAAAGGAGCATTACAAGGCTGAATGGGAAAGAATACAGCGCGAGTGATCCATAAACATTTTTATAATTGGCGGCCTGATCTATTGGCGTGGTCGCCTCTGTTTCGGCTAATCTGCCATCTCGTCTAACTGTTCAGTCTGCTCTGCCTGTAATGGCGTAAACTGCACGCGCTTAACGTCGGCAGGAGCGAAGTAAAGCCACTGGCCCGTTTCCGTCGCCAGCGGCACAAAGCCGTTGATGATTTCAGGCTGGCTGCGAGTCATCAGGCCGGTGAAGGTTTCTTTTGAGGTGGTGGTGATAGTGATTCTGTAGGTGTCAGTCATGAGCGCCTCTTTATCCTCTCAAGGGGATATCAGGTGGTTTATCCGCTGTAGGGGATATCCATTATCGAAGCCCCTCAGTGAAGAGCTTCTGTAATGCCTACAGCAGTGGACTGCACAGCGCGCCGGTATTGCGAGGATGGCGACCAAAAACGTTAATCTTCTCTCGAACGCTTTCGCTACACATTCGCTCTACGATCCGCCAATCAGCCCGTTCAGGTGAGGCTTTCACGGCGACTACGGAAATAACGCGTTCCACCACCCGGCGCAGCGAGAATGCTGTGCGACTGATGATGTCGCTGGTGAGAGAAAGGGACGCGATAAACGCCCAGCAGCCTGAAAGGAAAGTGGCGATGCACGGGTAAAACTTAGCCATGTATGACTCCTGTTTAACTGATACCTCGCGTTAATGCGAAGCTGTGAGAATTTGCTACGGTTAAAGTCCAGAGGAGAGACTGTGTCACAACCTCAGGGATGAGGATCTATTCCCCCTGGGTCTGCTTATCCCATTCCTCGCGGAACTTGGATGGGTTGTCGAAACCTTCACTGCACTGGTTGGTTTTCGTCACTTTGCCCCCGATTCTTTTGTTTTCTGGCAGTTTGCCTGCCACGCTTTGTTATGCGCCAGGATGTCGCGCTTCGTCTGGCGGTCAAGAACATCAATGTCGTGATCAGTAAGGTAGATTGGCTTTACCCAGTCACAGGCTGTATCAACCACCACCGGGACGCTTCCACGTGTCACGCAGCTCGCGATCAACATCGTCATCAGGCATGCGGTTAACATTCTGCTGTACATTGCTGGCCTCTTTCGCTGCCTCTACCCGGCGTTTGGCTACTGCCTCAGCGGATGCAGCCTTTTCTTCTGTGCGCTGCCGGTCGGCTTTTTCTTCAGCATCTTCACGCCCGCGAAAACGGCCCAGACCAAAGGCACCAAGCACCATCAGGATCGCAACCCCGATTGCCGCCAGTACAGATTTAAGTGTCGTCATAGGCTCACCCGCTCGCGCATCCAGCCATAAACGAATGACTCGTTAGCCGGTCGCTGTTCTGCCAGCTCAAGATAACGCTGGCCCTGGCTACAGTTCAGTGCGCGAAGCAATACGATTTCCCCTTCTCCGCCTCGTTTCGCCAGGAAGGACTTCAGCGCGCTGATGCTGCGCGGGCCGATCTGGCCGTCGGCGATCAGATCCGGATAGAACTGCTGCTGGTTATTGAAAACGTTCAGCCAGCGCTGGAACCATTTAACCTGCACCGATGGCCCCATGTTCACACCGGTATCGCAAAGTTCGGCGGCAATAGAAGGGGATACTTCTGCCACCTGGTCAAAGCGCGGGCCATACCAGTAATCAGACTCAAGGATCGCCAGAGCCTGCTCACGTGTAAGGTTTCGCATATCACCGGTATAACCATGCGCGCGGGCAGTTGCCTGAGTAATTCCCCAGTTCGTTGGTCCGCCCTTATCATTCGGGTGATCAACATAACCGCCCTCTTTGCCGAGGATGGTGTTAAAGATATCGTCTTTGGTCATGGCTATTCCGTAATGACGACCTTCGCCAGGTTCCCGCGCGCCAGCCACACCGCCATGCAGATGACGGAGTTAAGCAGCAGATCACCGAGGTTAACCTGCACGTAGTGGCCGAGCAGAATGTTAAAGGCGTTGAATCCGGCGGCAAGGATGACCAGATAGGCCAGCACCGCGACACTCAGGCGATGACGCTTTCCCTCTTTCCGGAAAAACATCAGCCTGACCATGATTAACAGGCAAACTATGGCGTTTGCATCCATCAGAAGAAGCTGCCATGTCATTTATCTTCCTCCCCCAGACCCGGCATCTTCCCGCTTTTGGATTTGCGGAGAATACGCAGCAGGACTGCCACGGAAATGGAAGCAGTGACAATTGCACCGACAGCTGGCGATACCTCAATGCTGGCCGGTGGCTTCATCAGGCTTAACGGCGTGTTGATGATTCCGGCCATGATTTTCGCCATGGGTACGGAGAAGAACACGCCACTGATAAACGATATCAGCGCAAAGATAGCCTGCTTCCAGAGTTGATGGGGATCTGAGGTCAGAACGTATAGCGCCGTTCCGGCGAGCGATCCGAGCATCACTGCTGGAGTCGCCTCCGGAAACAGCGTGGCAAAGGTTACACCGACTGATGACGATGTAAGACCAACGCCTACGATAGTGAAGGTCTCAGACATATTTATTCCGTGTGTAGTTGGTTCAGGCCCTCGGGACGATTTAACAAGAAGGCATGTCGAGGATGGTTCCCGGAGCCTGAAATAAAAAAACCCGCGACAGGCGGGCAATATGGGGGTAAGGCAATGTCGGCTCGTTGGCCGAATGGTCCCAGGCAGTGGGTTCTGGTGCCGGGCAAAGGAATCGAACCTCTGACGCGCAGCTTACAAGGCTGCCGTTCTGCCACTGAACTAGACCGGCGAATTTGGCGGGACAGGAAGGATTCGAACCTTCGACCATTCGGTTAACAGCCGAACGCACAACCGCTGTGCTTCTGACCCTGAAACGAAAAAGCCCCGGCGGGATTCCAGGGCTCATTTTACAAACTGGATAGTGACTATCATCTTCATGCCGCCGATGTAATTTAGGCAGCATATCAAAGTAGAATCAAATATGGCTCATTTAATTGACTTTTGCAATACCCTGCTGCGAAAAAGTCGCCTTTTGTTGTGATCGTGTTCTCACAGCACAGAGAAGAGAATCGCCATCAAGCCGCTTAAAGATGGTGCACATGGCCCGCCAGTAGTCGGCGTAGTTATGGCACCAGTTATCAGGCTTAACGCCACACATGGCCGCCAGGTCCTGGTGCTGATACACATCCTTGCCAGCCAGCTCCGCTTTGACGTCCTGTGCCGCCAGCCAGATAAGTTTCTTCAGACGCTCCAGCGTCTTGCCGGCCACCTTCTTCGCGCCGAGCTGTTCCTGAAACTCTGCCCACGCCCACTGAGTTATCGCCACCTGGTACTCGAAGCGGATATTCTCGCTGTAGTTCCACAGCAGCCATGCTTTCTGGTGGTCTTCCAGCGACAGGACAGCGCGGCGCCAGGATGCGGTCACGAACTCAACCGGGCCCACCAGCGCGATGGATGAGCCCTTGGCGCGGGACTGGTTGCCGCTCATCGGCGGGCCGTCAGGATTGACCATGCGCTGCTTATCCTTGTCGAATACCTTTTTTCTACCCCGGCTGCGCACCGTCGCGGTGAATTGCGCGTTCTCGGCGAAAGCTACCAGCTGCCCTTTCGTCGCCCCGCTCAGATCTGCGGTCGCCACAATGAGCTGCTGACGTACGTATTCCAGTTGCTGACTGTTCATGCGGCTTCCTTATGTGGCTGGTTGGTTTTGGTCTGGCTGTGCTTTGCTACTGGCGGAAAGTTGGCGCGCTTAACGCTTTCGGCCTGGTACCTCAGGAAGTCTGTGTGGTTCATTCGGCCTCCAGTTCGGTGATGGTCAGTTCAAGCCTGCCGCCTTTGACGATCGGCATTCTCTTCACGCTGTAGTAGTCGACCTGCTGGTCATCGAGCCAGAACCCGGATTTCGTCAGGGCGTCGAACGCCGCCTTTTGCAGATTGTCCAGGTCCCGGCGACGGCGATCCGGCATGTGGCACTCGATACGAATTTTCACGGGCGTGGTCAGCCCGATATCCAGCATTGAGGCTTTGATGATTCTGGCGACGCTGTCGCGGTACGCCTGCCCTTCTGCGCTGATGTGCGTGCGCCCGCGGTTATGCCGGTAGTAGCGGTTGTTGCTCGGCGGCCACGGGAGGCTGATTCGGTATTCATTCATGCTTTTACGAGCCCCTCTTTAAGCCAGATGACCTGCGTGCGAGCCATGCCTTCCAGCGCGCACTCTTTTGCATATTCCGCATCGACCAGGCGGGTGCGGCGATCAATCTCGTCGTGGCAACTGCTGCATGCGATGGTGGCGATCAGGTCAGGCGGCTTGATTCCGGTCCCGCAGAGACCCGCAAGACGAATGTGAGCCAGCACTGAGGTTTCAGGATTTCCGTTGCATACGCCGGGGATCCGCACCTGACATTCGCGGCCGCGTGCCGCTTTGCATAAATTAGCCATGCGCCCTCCTCGCCGCGAGACGCAGCCATTTCTGATCAACCAGGCGGGCGGTATAGCCTTTCAAGGTCGGGATGTCGGACGGCTTAACCGCGGGCTTACGCTTTCGGCGCGCAGGGACGCGGAAGATTTCGTTGGTGATGACGCGAGAAAGCGGAGTAGACATCAGGCCTCCTGCTTATCGCGCAGCACCTGAAATTCGCTGCTTTGAGGAATTGTGAGCACCAGGCCAAACTGAGCGCACCAGCCTTCCACCTGGCACATGAAATGGTGCATGTCGCCAGTGTCCAGATCGGACGTGTGGCGCAGCTCTAATTCAATCGTCTTAATTCCGGTCACGAAGTCGGTGTATTCAACCTCTTCATAACCGAGATAGGTCTTTTTGAGGTTGCGCTTTACCCATGCAGGCGTGGCGTCAGTGCGCCCAGACTTGATCAGGTAATCGCTGATTTCCTCGTACCAGACATGGCTCAAGCTATTTTGAGAAAGGCTTCTCTTCTCGTGCCAGTCTTTGAGTTGCAGGCGGAAGCACTTGCCACTTTCGAGGAGAGGCTTCAGATGCTGAGTGATAGCACCAAGGTTTCCATGGTGTAGCTTGATGCCGTCTTTGGGGAGAATCATACGGCCTCCTTAACGGAAACCGCAGAATGCAGAAAATCGCAGGTGCATTTCTGCATCTGTGACAAGGTGAGGAATTCAGATTGTGTTCGCATTTAAGTCCCCTTAAATGCGCAGAAGTCACCGGAGTTGTTCAAGCTCCGATGACATGATTATGGACGGTTGATTCAACAAAATCAACGCGAGAAAAAGGCCTCCGGAGAGTCCCTGGCTGTCGATATGGGGATTCCCATATCGCTTGTATGGCAGTTACACCAAATCGGGCAATTTGAAGCCTGCCATGTCTTCCGCCCGGATTGGAGGCGATAGGCAGTCAGCAAACACCAGGGTGCCATCGAGCAAAATCACGAAACCCCACCCCATAAACAGGTTGGCACTACACCAGTCAGCCTTTAGGGGCACATCTGGCATCTTGTCTGGAAAGACTGGGTAATGCTCAGCCAGCCACTCCATTGCGTCGCAGCGATTGAGAGTATATTTGTCGTACATCATGCCTCCTGCTGCGGTGCTGCTGGCAGCGGCATCCAGTGGGTTGGCTTGCAGTAGCAATCAAAGCCGTGTCCGTGTGCTGACCCGCCAACGTACGTTGCCATCTTGATTAATGGATCATTACTTTCCGGCGCGTCTGGACGGTACGCCAACACTTGTTCCCCTGCGGAAGGCATCCGCTCAACGCAAGCCACCCAACCATCCTGAATCACCGGAGAGTTGCCAGCCTCATACGCAACGCGCAACCAGTGGAAAAACACCTCCGTCATCACACATCCGCATTCGACGTCAATGGTTCCTGTCTGCTGCGAAAGCCACTGATCGAATGGCAACTTGTTAGCCGTCGTTACAGGTTCGGATTTACCCTGATTTATGCCGGTTGGCGACTCGGCAATTTTTGGCGAAGAATCCAGAGTTGGAGCGGTCTGCATGGTGGTGGGCGTCTCGGCGTTTTCGGCACCCTGAAGCATGGCGGCGCGGCGTTCCCAATCAGCTATTGCGGCTGAATGCTCCATGGAGTCGTCACTAAACTCCGCGTGTGCGCACTCGTCTGCTTCATATGCGGCCCTCTTCGCAATGCCTAAAAGCTCCGACAGAAGCGAATCAGATACCGGCGCTGGCGGGGCGGTGTATAGCCGCTCAATTACGCAGTTCTCAAGTTCGAAAGCGTCTGGCTGACGATGATCCGTATAATCCCAGCGCTCGCTACCGATAGCAGATGGTGGCTGTAGCTTTGAACGGAACGCCACAGGCTCCGCTTCGAGCGATGCCAGCGCGATACGCGCCAGCTCCAGTTCAATTGACCATGTGCGCTCTTTGAGGGGCTCTAACTCTCCAGCCAGCATCATCTCTGCAAACTCAATACGCGCGTGCGCAGAAGCGATAAGCTGTTCTTTGGTGAAGGTGATCATGATGCACCTCCTTTACCGGCTGCGGCGGACTCCAACTCATTGATGCGATTGCGAAGGGCTGCTATCTCCATCTCGGCAGCATCAGCATAATGAACGTTTGAATGCTCTTTAAGATGCCCGCACGCCATCATGAAACCACGGTGATGCTCGCGGTTAGCTCGGGCAATCTCTTCTTCGATGCGACGGTCTTTGGCTTCCAGCTCATCCAGCAGCGCCAGCACGGTGGCGGGGTTAGCGGCGGCGATGAACGCAGCGTCACGCACTTCGTTTTCACTGAACACCATGGCTATTTGCTCATTGTTCACGCCATCAGTGGAGTAAACCTCATCGTCGAACTCAACAGCCCACTGACCTTTCGTAGCCTTTTCCGCAGCTTCTCGTAATGCGCGTTTGTCGATGTTGCTCATTGGGCGGCCTCCTCGCAGACGTGTATTTCTGGCTCATCAGCCTTGTAGTAACCGCCGCAGATTGTGCATGGCACCACCTGGACTTCGTCGTAATGAGAGGTTCCTGTAATCATGACTGCACTCCTTTGCGAAGATTGTCGGCGAACTCGCGTGCATCATCACCGCTGATATCTGCATGCATCTCTTTGGTGAGCATCTCTACGCCCTGCGCCCGCACTTCCGCCAGGAAAGCGTCGGTGGCCGGGGTTTCGCAGTCGAGCACATACTGGAATTCATGAAGCGTCTGACCATCGATAAAATCCCCGATCTCCGGGTCGATCAGTTTATTGAACTTTGCGTACACGGCGCACGCTTCACCCAGAAGCTCGCGGCCCTTAGCCTTCATCCCCGTATTCTCCGCAGCCAGCGCCGCGCACATGGCATCTGCTTCGGCAAATTTACGCACAAGATACTCGGCGTTGGTTTCGTTAACCTTCAGATCGCGTGGAATGCACTTGCCACGCAGAAAACCTTCCATCTCAAATAATTTCATACCCCTACCCTCCCCCAAACCATCAATACCCTTCTCATCGCCGGACTGTTGCGGCACTCCTGGCAGATCACGTTTACCTCTGTGCGCTGCACCAGCTTCAAATTTCCCTTCGGCATGGCCGGTATGGTTTCCGGTGCGTATTTCATGCCGTAGCTTGTCAGCCGATAAAGCCGCTGGCCGTGCTTTCCTTCGAACTCGATCAGGCCGTCTGCAAACAACGTACTTAACGGGCCGGAAATCTTTTTGGTGGTCATGCCGATCATGGTGGCAATGCGAGCACTATTCAGGCCCGGGTTATTACGCAGGGCTGCAAGAATCTGCCCACGGATTGTTATGGTCATCAGAATCCCCCTTTCTTTTTCGGCTGCTGCTCACGCCCGCGGCGTTCTGCGGCGGCGGCCTGCTGGTCTGTGTCGTAAATTGCCCCGTTGATCTGATTGCAATAAACCGTTCCGGTACTGCCGTGGCGGTTGAGTCGCAGGATTAACTCGGTTTCTCCCGGCGGCACGCTGTCATCGAAAGCACCTTCCCGGTGGATACCAACCCAGTAGTCGCAGTCCTGCTCAATCTGCCCTGTGTCGCGGGAATCGCTCGGTAACGGGCGTTTATTCACTCGCTTCTCCAGTTCGCGGTTGAGCTGGGTCAGCAGCACGACGACGCAGCCAAGCTCTTTAGCGAGGTTCTTCAACCCTTTGGTGATCATCCCGTAGGCAAGGTCATTACGGTCTGCTTTTTCGGCGGTCATCAGCGTCAGGTAATCAACCAGAATCATGCCTACGCAGCCCTTCTCGCGTTTGATTCGGCGGCTTTCGCTAACGATGTGCGCCAGTGACAGGCCCGGAGTGTCGTCGATGTACAGCATGTCGATTTCACTCAGCCGGCCGGCTGTAGCGATCGCCTTCTTAAAGTCGCCGTCGTAGTCGCCCTGGTACTGGTCATCGGCGTCATCCGTAGCGGGCATGTAAAAAATGCTCGGGTTAATGCCCGACTTCTGACCAACCAGCTTTTCAAGGATCTGGTCTCCAGGCATTTCGAGGCTGAACATCAGCGCTGGCTTTTTCTCACGAACCGCGCAGTTGATCGCCATCTGCCCGTACAGGGTTGTCTTGCCCATCTTTGGCCTTGCGCCAATTACGAACAGAGAGCCTTTAACCAGACCTTTCGGCGCCAGAAGCCGGTCGAGTGACGGGATACCGGTACTCATCCCGCGCTGTTCGCCTGAGGGGTCAAATCGTTTCTCCAGATCCGCTACCCAGTCATCCATAACACCCCCGAACGACCGCAACCCACGGCGACTTCCGGTTTTTGAATGGTCTGCGAGCTGGGTGAAAATCCCCTGAATGGCCTCGTACTTCTGCGTAGCGCTCATGCCGTTGCGGGAATACAGCAGCTCAGTAGCTTCGGTCAGGCGGTTGATACCGTAGCGCTCCATTGCGGCTTCCCGGACTGATGCTGCGTATGCCACGATGTTTGCAGCGCTTGGAGTGTTCTTGGCGATCTCAGCCAGGTAAGCAAAGCCACCTACCTGCTCCGCGAGCCCTTTGCCTTCAAGCGCGTCGAACAGTGTCAGACCATCGACTGGCTTGTTGTCGCGGAACATCTGGCGCATCTCGGCAAAGATCAGCTGGTGAGGTCGGCTGTAGAACGACTCAGGCTTGAGCATCGCCAGAACCTTCTGGACTCGCTCGCTGTTGTCATCGTCCAGCAGCAGGCCACCGATAACGCTCTGCTCTGCTTCGATGTTTTGTGGTACAGCCATGAATTCAGCGGTCATCACGATCCCCCTCGCGCACTTCGATGTAGAGCTTTTCGGTCAGGAACTTATCGAATTTCATGCGGCGCCAGGTCTTCCCGGATTTCTGGTCTGGTCGGTCTTCAAGCATCCAGCGGCAGTTCTGAGCGATGTAGCGCAGATAGCTTCTGAAACCGTCCATATCCATCGGCTTGCCGTCCAGGTTGCGGGCAATCTTGTTAGCCTTACCCCAGAAGGTGCGGATCAGATTGCGTCGCTCATCAGTGAGGCATCTCCATCCCCGGGCTTCAGGCAGTTCGTCTTTCAGGCATTGCCATACTTCATCGCATGACAAACGGGACTTTTTCTCTTCAGCGGGTTTCTGGTCATTTGCGACATACTTACTACCGTTAGGTAGTAAGTTATTTAATATATTGTTATCTGTGGACACTAGCTGGACATCGGCTGGACACTCCACCTCCGCAGGCATTGGTACGACTGCGCTTGGGCTGGACACTGGCTGGACATCGGCTGGACAAAAATTTGACTGATATTCGTCATATTTGACCACTTTTAGAACAGTAAAACGGTTGTTCGATTTGGTGGTGATCATGCCCAGATTCTGGAATTTACGGAGCAGTGATTTAACGCGATCAGCGGTCAAACCCGTTTCCATTGCCAGCGTGTTTCGCCCGGTGATGAACTCTCCGCGCTCGCAGATCACATCGCCAACATCAGTAGATACCAGTGTCTGTTCATGATTAGCACGCAGGAGCAGGTGAACCCATAAATGAGCCGCCTCAGCGTCCTTGTAGAACGGCACATCCATAATTTTACGGTGCAGCAAGGCAAACCCCTTACCGCCATTCGTACGCGGTTTCTGGAGCCTTCTGGCCTCTCTGGCTTCGGCTAAATTGGATACGTTACCCACGGCCACTCTCCTTACGTTTCAGTTCTTCCAGAATGGCGCGCATCTTCTCTGCCACAATCGGATTAACCGAGCGGATGAAGCGGTCGCGGGTTATGTTTTTATGTACAGCGGTATGGTAATAGCGTGGATTTTTTGCCATTATTCCTCCTGCAACTACTATCGTTTTTGCACCAGAAAGCCGTTGGTGTTCGAGCACCGCGGCTTTCGCCATTTCTGCGTTCATGCTTCAAAATCTCCCTTCACTCCATCCCTGTTCGAAATCAGGATGGCCAGCAGCAGCGACATGTTCGGTACCAGGTTTTCCCGCCACCGGCTCACTGTTGATTTGTTGACGCCAGCTACCTGGGCAATTGTCGTTGCACCCATCTCGGCGATCTGGCGATGTAGCCAGCTCTCTATCCTTCGAGCCTCCACGTTGTTGCGTGTTGTTGATGTCTCCATTTGCGATACTTCCTCTGATTTAATTGGTTAGGGCCGCAGTTAAGCGGCTGTTGATTTATTCGGCTCATCGCCAAAAAGAAGCCATTCAGGTTCACATTTGAGAGCCCGAGCCAGCTCAACCAAATAACGTGGACGCTTAGTAGTCCCGGCCTCGATGGCCTGAAGTGACTGCTGTTTCATGCCCGCCAGTTTTGCCAACTGGTCCTGAGACAGATTCATCTCTTCACGTTTTTGCTTGAGGCGTTGAGAAATTGTTTCCATATCACCTCCACAGTTTTATCTGTATTCTGTGACAGTTATTTCTGTTTGTCAATTACAGTTTTAACTGTGACTATCAAGGCATACAGAGAGAGGGATTTATGAGCCTTGCGAATCGCGTTAAACAAAAAAGAATTGAGTTGGGGTTAACCCAGACGGAAGCTGCTGAGCAGGCCGGCATTCGGCAGCAGTCATGGCAGAGCATTGAAGATGGGAAAACTCTCAAGCCACGTAATATAATTGGAATAGCCAAGGCGCTTAAATGCGATGCTGATTGGCTAATGAACGGCGGCGCGTTTATGCCGATGGCAGAGGTCAACAGCAGGAGAGTTCCGTTGATAAGCTATGTACAGGCAGGAGCACTGGCTGAGAAAAACCCTATCGAGGCTTTCGATGGCAGCCTTGAATACATACTCACTGATCTGGATGTGTCCGAGCACACCTTTGCGTTGCGCATCGAAGGAGACTCAATGGAGCCTGACTTCAAGGCTGGTGACGTTATTATTGTCGATCCGGAAGTTGAGCCAACGCCAGGAGAGTTTGTTGTTGCAAAGAACGGAGGAACACAGGCGACCTTTAAGAAATACCGCCCGACATGGATAGACCCTCTCGGCTGCCAGCACTTTGAACTGGTCCCACTCAATGACGACTACCCTGTCATTAACAGTGATCAACAGCATTTAACCATTATCGGTGTAATGATTGAGCACAGAATTTACCGCCGCAAACGCTAAATCCCCCTCCCGCATATCGAACTAAACCGGCTAATGCCGGTTTTTTTTCGCCCTTACAAAATAAATTCCTCACAAATACAGAAACATATGTTTCGCACGCCATTAAATACAGTTTTGTCTGTTGACGATAATACAGTTTTATCTGTATCTTTAATCCATCGAAACGAAACATCGACAGCTGAGCGAAGTTAGCCAGCGGCGGACAGCAAGTCGCCTGCTCATTAAGAATTCAGTCAAGCAGCAAATCACCCGGAGCGCTCCTGGCAAATTGAAATGGCGCCCAATGGGATTGAGGAAGGTGTGTAACGCGTGGCGGGTATAACACACGAAGAGGACTCCGCACCGGAATGGTTTGCTGCTCAGTTCCCGAACATCGGGGGATCTTTACCAGCAGCTCTTTGCGAGGGGCTGACGGTAAACAAACAGAGGGGTGTGTATGGCAGATAAAAAAACGGCGCCACTACTGCTTAACGTAGACGCCAGTGAGGTTCTTACTCAGTTCGGGGAGCTTTTGAAATTAGTCGAACTTCCAGCCAGTTCCTTTGAGGGAATTCCTGAGCATGTCGTCGAGCTGTTTTTTGACCGTGTCCGTGGCCTGATTGACAACATCGTCCTTAGTGATTTCGCGACCACAGTCAGCACAACTGACGCCGGTGAAATTTGTCTCAAAGTCAAAATCATCGGGCTGGTTGAACATCTCACTTCCGCAGTCAGGGCACACGGTCCGCATGGTTTGCATGAATATATCCTTTCTACTGTTGGGGAGATTAAAGAGTAAGCGATTTCTTGCTGTTGGGGAATGGCGGGAAAGCGCGCGCCGGGCGCGGATAAATATCCCGGCATTAACTGGAATGTTTTGTAGTGCAGTGAATTGCAGCTGCATCGACGGCAACCGGAAGATAAGCACCCGGCGCTGCACCACAAAGCATTTCTCCCGCATCAGCGGGTAACGACAGAGGGTAAGGCTATGGGATGGGGTGGAATTACAACAACTCGGTTCGATGAGATCTCAACTTTTGCTGAGAAATCAGGGAAGTGTGATGTATGCGGTAAAGCCTGCAAACGACGGGAAAAATTTTATCAAACGCTCAATCCGTTCAATAAAAACGCTGATGGCTCCGTGAAAACGTATCAGGAAATCAGGAAGGAAATTGAGCTTAAGGCCACCGAGTGGAAATTAAAGCCAGTCAGGCATGCAAAGTGTGAATAGACCCGCTCAGGCGGGTTTTTTATCGGCCATACATAGGCAGATTTTCGAGTCTGCCCATTTATGACAACCGGCGGCCATCCACCGCCAGCATATTTTTCGCACAAGCGCAGAAGTCTTGTATCAACCGTTCCGTTCGCCGCGATAAGGCCAAGAGGATTTATGACAGTCACCCACAATGGCAAGCAGTACACCGCCAAAAAGCTCAACGATAACGAGTGGCAGCTGACGTCGGTGTCGGCACCGCGGGAAAAACTGGTGCTGAACCGCTGGCAGATGCATATCGCTGGCCTCCTGGAACGGGTTGAGGTGAAGGTATGATTGGAATGCACTACGGCACCGCATCAGTGCCACGTAGCGAGGTTTTACCGGGCACAATGCTGCAACACCACGGCAAAACTTATCGCGCCTCTGCGAACGTTGAGAAAGGCCTGTACGCCTTCAACATCTTCGAAAAAACCATCATCAAAAGTGATTCCGTCGTTGTGCTGCTGAATGAGCGCGGCGAGCCAATGGTTCACTGATACCAACCACCCTGTTCGACCGATCGGCCTGGCTAAATGCGGGCGGGATCTGCACATCCAAATTTCAGGAGTTCAGCCATGAACGCATACCTCACTTACGACCGCATCGAAGATCGGCGCTGGGTTGAGCAACAGATTACCGACGAGAAGGAGAAGTGGATCGACGACCGGGCTCGGGAAATCATCGACATGATGCCAAAAGAGCCGTCCGGCCTCTTCCACTTCGCGATCCCGATTGACTCCAGCCCATACGAAGGACTTCGCAGCGATAAGGCTGGGGAGGCCTACAACAATTTCATTTCGGCAGTTGCTTACGCCCAGGCGGAATACGACTGGGAACACCGTACCGGCTGCCCGTTTTAAGGAGGGATTATGAGCTTAACCCTTGTTGATTTCGTCAAACAACAGGAGCCGCTTTTCATTAAGGCGGCCACTGACGAGCGGATGGTGTGGGCGAAGGAAAGTCAGTTCGCCATCCAGTTATTTCAGAACAACGACTACCTCGCGAAAGTCGCATTCCAGAACCAGACCAGCACGCAGAACGCAATAATCAACGTTGCGGCTATCGGTATTTCGCTAAACCCAGCTCAGAAGCTGGCTTACCTGGTTCCGCGTAAAGGGGCTATTTGCCTCGACATCAGTTACATGGGCCTGATGCACATCGCGCAGCAGTCTGGCGCCATCAAGTGGTGCCAGTCGGCAATTGTTCGCAGAAACGACCAGTTCCGCCGCGAGGGGCTCGATAAGCCGCCAATCCACATCTACAACGACTTCGATACCGAAGAGCAGCGCGGAGACATCGTAGGCGCGTATGTAACGGTAAAAACTGACGATGGTGATTACCTCACCCATACGATGCGCATCGATGCCATCTACTCCATCCGTGATCGGTCTGAAGCATGGAAGAAGTACAAATCTGACAACAGTAAAAAGTGTCCATGGGTCACTGACGAAGAACAGATGATCCTCAAAACAGTCGTGAAGCAGGCAGCAAAATACTGGCCTCGCCGTGAGCGCCTGGACGCCGCCATAGACCACGTTAACACCGAGGGCGAAGAAGGTATCAACTTTACAGCAGAGCGTCAGCCTGAGCGCGATATAACGCCGCTTAGCGAAACTACTCAGAAAGAGATTAACGACCTACTCGTCTCTCTGGATAAGACATGGGATGCCGATCTTCTCCCTCTCTGTTCACGCATTTTCAAACGCCCTATCTCGCAGCCAGCCGACCTGACAGAACTGGAAGGTGTTAAGGCTCTCGGGTTCCTCAGACAAAAGGCGGTAGCATGAACGCCAATCTACTTATGCCCGGTGAAAAATACGGGCACTTAACCGTCAAAGAATACTCGCACATGCTGAGAGGTAGAAGGATGTATCTATGCCTTTGTGTGTGCGGTAATTCCTGCCATAGGGCCGCGAATCAGCTTAAAAGCAACTCAATGAGCAGCTGCGGATGCATGACAGGAAAAAACACCACTCACGGCCAGCGCAATACCCGCGTTTACAGGATTTGGAGCGGGATGAAAAATCGCTGCACGAACCCAAACAACAAAGACTTCGAAAAATACAGTCAGCGCGGTATCTGCGAAAGATGGCTGACGTTCGAGCTATTTCTTGAAGATATGGGTCTCCCTCCTACGCCCAAGCATCAGCTTGATCGGAAGAACAATGAAGGTCCGTATTCTAAAGATAATTGCAGATGGGCAACCGTTACCAAGCAGGCCGAAAACAGATGTACATCGTTTTACTGGTTTGTTGATGGATTGCGTTTTGAAAGCGTCGGAGCCGCGGCGAATCATTTTGGCGTGAAACCAGCAACCATCCACAAATGGTGTCATGGCTACAACAATAGAGGGATTAACATCCCGCCAAGAGCCAACTGCCGTAAGGAGAGGAAATATGGATAACAGGTGGCTCATTAAATTTGAGCAAATATTTGGGCCAATCGCACAAATTGAGCAAGGTAGCGAGACATGGGCAAGAGCGAGACTCGGAGTTATTACTGCCTCTGACGCTCACAACGTCATCGCCAAGCCAAGATCGGGAAAGAAGTGGACAGACATGAAAATGTCCTACTTCCACACTCTACTCGCCGAGGTATGCACCGGCGTGGCGCCAGAAGTTAACGCCAAGGCGCTGGCCTGGGGGAAGAAGTATGAGGAAGACGCCCGCACTCTCTTCGAGTTCACCACCGACGTGAAAGTCACGGAGTCTCCGATCCTGTTCCGTGACGAGAGCATGCGCACTGCGTGCTCCCCTGACGGCCTGTGCAGTAACGGGTTCGGCCTTGAGCTTAAATGCCCTTTTACCTCTCGCGACTTCATGAAATTCCGCCTTGGTGGTTTCGAAGCCATAAAGTCTGCGTACATGGCCCAGGTGCAGTACAGCATGTGGGTGACCGGGAAAGACGCCTGGTTTTTTGCCAACTACGACCCTCGCATGAAACGCGAAGGTATTCACCACGTCGTCGTTGAGCGGGATCCGCAATACATGACCGATTTCAATGAAATGGTGCCTGAGTTCATCGAGAAGATGGACGAGGCGCTGGCGGAGATCGGTTTCACGTTCGGGGAGCAGTGGAAATGAAACGCACACCCTTCTACCGCAGGCCCGGGCGCACCGGGCAATTCTCCGGCCTTCGTGAGCGTGTTATCTGGATGATTCAGACGCGCGGCCGCCCGGTAACCGGCAGCGAAATCGCTGAGAAGTTTGGCGTAACGCTCATCGAGTTTAACCGTGTAGCTAACGGCATTACCCGCGGCGCCGGACAGATAGCGCAGATAGTTGAGTCGGAAAAATGGCTCAACGAGGACGGCATCTGCGACCGGACTTTCGACCTGGTCACGAAGCCAAAGGTTGTAACGCCGCAAGGTAAATCACGGCTGTTCACCCGGCGCGCCATAGAGCAGTCGCAGGAAGGCAGGCGGCAGGAGTGCATTGAACGTGCCGCACGCCGTAGCCGCCTGATTGCTCAGGGCCTCTACATCGACGAAATGGAGTCCATCCTATGACTCACGCTCACGACGACATCAGGGTAGGCACAGTGTGCCTTCCCTTCATTGGTAACGGCTGGCTAATGCCATGGGGTGAAGTGGTCAGCAATCCATTAAAGGCCCAGCGTCTCGCTGAGGAATATCGGGAAAGGCAGGAGGCGGCTTGATACATTTCCATGGTGGACCAATCACGCCGGACACATGCGCCCTGAAGGCATGGAAAGGCAGGCACGCTTTCATCTCCTTCGCTAACCCCGGCCAATTAGCCCTGGCCAGCGAAGTCACCCAGTCTTTCGCGCTGGATAACGGCGCATTCAGCTTCTGGACGAAAAAGCGCGTTGTTAACTGGAATGACTACTACGCGTTTGTAGGTCGCTGGATGAATCACCCTCGCTTTGCTTTTGCTGTTATCCCTGACGTGATCGGCGGGACCAGTGAAGAGAACGACGCGTTAATCGCCGAGTGGCCGCACGGCAAAGTAGTCGGCGCGCCGGTGTGGCACATGAACGAGCCCGATGAACGTTTCTTCCGCCTGTGTAGAGAATTTCCGCGCGTATGTATCGGCAGCATGGGTGAATACGACGCGAAGCGCCCGCGCTCATGTCGGGCAAAGTTACGCGATCTCGTCCGTCACGTTGTCGACATAAACGGGTATCCGATAACAAAGCTTCACGGCCTGCGCATGCTTAACGCCGATATCTTCCGCCACATCCCACTGTCGTCAGCCGACAGTACTAATGTGGCGCGCAATATCGGAATCGACAAAGCGTGGGATAAATCAGCCTACGCGCCGGCAAGCAAAGAAACACGCGCGGCAGTGCTTGTAGAGCGCATTGAAGCCTTTAACTCTGCAAGTTCGCTGAATTACGACGCAGAACGCGATCGGTTCACGCCACAACTGGCATTCGAGGTTTGATATGACCGATTACACCGGAAGTAATACCCCAGCGGATCAGCGCGACCTCTGGCGCACTCCACCAGCCCTCTTCGCTTCCCTTGATGCTGAGTTTTGCTTCCAGCTGGATGCCGCCGCGGCGCCTCATAACGCACTGTGCCGGAAGTTCATCACCGCCGAGCAGAATACACTGGAGACTCCCTGGGCTGATTACCTGAGAATTCCCGGCTACGTCTGGCTGAACCCACCTTACAGCGACATTACGCCGTTCGTTAAGAAGGCTGCCACCGAGAGCGACAATCAGATCGGCACGGTCATGCTGGTTCCGGCAGACACATCGGTTGGCTGGTTCAAAGAGGCTATCCAGACCGCCAGCGAGGTTCGCTTCATCACAGCCGGGCGGCTGGCGTTTATCAACCCGGTCACCGGTAAGCCGGTATCGGGAAATAATAAAGGTTCGATGCTCATCATCTGGCGACCGTATCCGCGTACACACTGCCACTTCGCAACTGTGGACCGGGACGAGTTGATGGCTTTCGGGGCGAAACTTCTCGCACGCCGGGAGGCCGCATGACGACAGAAACTGACAACGCCATCCGCGCCGCCTGCCGCCGCTGCACCGAGTAAATCCAGCAGGCCATGCGCAAGAAGCCAAAGCCTAACTGGAACGAAACGGTGCCTCCCATTATCAACAAGCATCACAAGAAAATAGAAGCTCTGGGAGTTAGCCTCCTGGAGTTAGTCGTATACACAGGGCGGCTTAATCGCCGCTTCGGAGTTGAATCGTGACCAAATACGCGAAACTGGATAGTGAGGTGTTAAGCGCTATTGGTGCTCAGCCAATCTCGTTTTCGAAGCTATTTAGCCCTTCCGTTAGACAGGAGTGCCTCGTCATTGCTGAAGCAGAAGGAAAGCACCCGATGGACGTCTTCCGCATCCTTGATCGCCGACTCCAGTCACTCAGGAAGCTTGGCGTCATCCAGCACATCAAAGGCAAGGGGTGGATACAGCCATGACATCGCAAATAACCAGGTCGCTAAAGCGGCCTTTTTTATTGCTGGCGTTCACATTCAACCGAATTAACCGACAGTTCCGGGAGCATTGACCATGGCCGATATCATCGATACAGCAGCAGAGATTGAAGAGCTTCAGCGCAACGCTGCCCTTTCCGCTCACCGCCTAAACCGCAATGCCGTATCAGCTGAGCGTTGTGAAGAATGCGACGAACCAATTCCCGAGCCGCGGCGCGCTGCCGTTCCCGGTTGCAAGACGTGCGCCAGTTGCCAGGGTGTTATCGAATTGAGGAATAAGCAGAGGGGGATGTGATGGATTACAGCAAGCTAAGCGACTTTGAAATTAACAAACGAGTTTCCATTTGCATTCATCCAGATATAAAAAATTGGAATTGTTATGACGTTTCTGGAAGGGCGTGTTTCGTAATAAACGAGGGCACACCAAAGCGCGTGCAATATGGTTTTTCATTTACAAGCGACCCGGCAGATGCATGGCAGATTATCACCGCAAATAAAATCAGCATTTACGCAATGAGCGAAGCGGACAAAAGAGGCGGTTGGGGGGCCGAGGCTTTTCATCCCAACGATGCATATAGCTTTAACGATAACCCACTTCGCGCCGCAATGATTGTCTTCCTCATGATGCAGGAGTCAGCCAATGTTCCAGCTAATTCAACGGGGTCAGATTTACGCTGACCAGCACGGTTGGCCCATCATAATCCACAGTTGCACATCACAGATAGTCCGCTACTGGCGACAGGGCCGGATCAACACCGCTTCAATCGACCGCTTTAATAACGATTTCGAACACCTCGATCACCGTGAGGCGACGCAGATACGCGCCGAACTGGAGACGAGCGAGCACATTAAATCGCTGCGCGCCCAGCGTGCGGCGTAAGGAGAATTATGAGCACCATTCAGGACATACGAAACCAGCTATCAACCCTGGTCACCGAGGCGCACAAAGTGGCGTGCTCCCTCGATATAGGTGATGAGCGAACCGAGGCTTTCGAGCTATACGAAGCGCTTCGTCGACTTCAACGCCAGGGTGCCGCTGGTGAAATACTTTCCGCAACAAACCCACTTCTCGCATCACCATATTACGACGGGGACTGGGACGAAGATGAAGACGACTGACGCAACTGATAGCCAGTTATGAGCTGGCTATTGGGTGCGAAAGCACTGCCTCACATCCCTTGATGTTATTGCCGCCTACGGGCGGCTTCTTTTTGCCTGGAGAAAACCATGAGCGACATTATTCAGTTGGTACCGAATAAATGGGTCACAGAGGAACTTTTAACTGCGACAACCGGCATGTCAAAGCACATGATTCAGCATGCCCGCCGGTCTACCTGGATGGAGGGAAAGCATTATCGCCATGTTGCCCCTGATATGGCACCTAAGCAAAACAGCCCAATCATGTATAACCGCGATGAGATAAACCACTGGATCGAGCACCAAAGCCCAGCGAAACGCCGGAGAATATCTGCTTAAATGTCCTTTGGCACATCAAACGAGGAATGATTATGGCAGCATACCCAACAGGCGTAGAGGTTCATGGCGAATCGTTACGCATATGGTTCATATATCAGGGGAAGCGTGTCAGGGAAAATCTCGGCGTTCCTGACACGCCAAAAAACAGGAAAATGGCAGGGGAACTTCGGGCTTCAGTCTGCTTTGCGATAAAGACAGGCACATTCAATTATGCCTCGCAATTCCCTGATTCATCGAACGCAGAGAAATTCAGCACTGTCAGAAAGCAAATCTCACTACTTGAACTGAAATCGAAATGGCTTGGGCTTAAAGAGATGGAGCTTAGCCTCGGGACGTTGAGGCGTTACGATTGCCACCTCACAACCACTATCGAAACAATTGGTGAGCACAGGTATATCGGCAGCCTGAACACTGAAGATATCCTTAGTGCCAGGAAGGAGCTACTGAACGGCTGGCAGAAGACCAGACATGGCCTAAATCATCCACCCAAAAAGGGAAGAAGCGTTCCTACAGTCAATAGCTATATGGCATGCCTTGGCGGGATGCTGAGCTTTGCTTTCAAAAGTGGCTACCTGAAAACCGATCTGATGGCAGGTATTACCCCTCTCGCAAAAGAAAGACCCATTCCAGATCCTCTTACTTCTGATGAGTATCAGAGAGTGGTTGCGGCCTGCCCAACGCTACAGTTTCAGAATATGGTTATCTTTGCGGTAAATACAGGCGTCAGGCATGGCGAACTAAGCGCGTTATCCTGGGAGGATGTGGATACTGTCAACTGGACTGTTACAGTGTCACGGAACTATTCCCTGAAGGGAAACTTCACCCTGCCAAAAACCAACGCCGGGATTCGAACAATACAGCTGACCCAGCCAGCAATTGATGCACTCAAGGCGCAAATGCCACTGACCAGAATGATGGCATCCCACAAGGTAATCGTCAGCCTACGGGAATACAAAAAAAAGAGAACCGATGAATGCACCTTTATATTCTCGCCGTCCATTACTTCAATGAACGGTAAGAAGACGATGTGCTACGTCCCCGGATCCATTAATTCAGCCTGGCGCACTGCCCTGCGTCGTGCAGGCGTCCGACAAAGACGGTCTTATGAAACCAGGAACACATATGCGTGCTGGGCACTGGTCGCCGGAGCGAACCCAAATTTCGTTGCGCACCAGATGGGCCATTCGTCAGCGCAAATGCTATTCACGGTTTACGGTAAATGGATGACCGAGAATAACCATGACCAGGTGGGCATTTTGAACGCATCATTTACTCAAAATGCCCCACTGATGCCCCATAGAAAAACCGCATAACCTTAACTATCTGATTTAACATATTAATATCACTTCAATCATGATTCATCTGGATGAGCAAGGTCGGCTCTTTTGCCTTTAGCTTCCTGCCGGTAATGTTCTGTATCGCCATTCCTCTGGGTCTGGCGCGCGAAAATAAAGGCGTGGCGGCGTTTGCGGGCTTCGTTGGCTATGCGGTCATGAACCTTGCGGTTAACTTCTGGCTGACTGCCAAAGGGATCCTGCCCACGACCGACGCGGCGGTACTGAAAGCCAATAACATTCAGAGCGTGATTGGTATTCAGTCCATCGATACCGGGATCCTTGGAGCCGTGATCGCGGGGGTGATTATCTGGATGCTGCACGAGCGCTTCCACAACATCCGCCTGCCCGATGCGCTGGCCTTCTTCGGCGGGACCCGCTTTGTGCCAATCATTACGCTGGTTGTGATGGGTCTGTTTGGTCTGATCATCCCTCTGATTTGGCCGATTTTTGCCATGGGGATCACCGGTATCGGCCGCATTATCAACGGCGCGGGTGATTTCGGCCCGATGATTTTCGGTACGGGTGAACGTCTGCTGCTGCCATTTGGTTTACAGCATATCCTGGTTGCCCTGATCCGCTTTACCGAAGCCGGCGGTACCATGGACGTTTGCGGTCATTCCGTTAGCGGTGCGCTGACCATCTTCCAGGCCCAGCTGAGCTGCCCGACCACTCACGGCTTCTCTGAAAGTGCGACGCGTTTCCTCTCTCAGGGTAAAATGCCTGCCTTCCTCGGCGGCCTGCCGGGCGCAGCGCTGGCGATGTACCACTGTGCCCGTCCGGAAAATCGTCATAAAATTAAAGGTCTGCTGATCTCCGGCGTTATTGCCTGCGTGGTGGGCGGTACGACAGAACCTATCGAGTTCCTGTTCCTGTTCGTAGCGCCGGTACTGTACCTCATCCACGCCGTACTGACGGGCCTGGGCTTTACCGTGATGGCTGTGCTCGGTGTGACCATCGGTAACACCGACGGTAACGTGATTGACTTCGTGGTCTTCGGTATCCTGCACGGCCTGTCCACCAAGTGGTATCTGGTGCCGGTTGTGGCCGCCATCTGGTTCGCGGTTTACTACGGGATCTTCCGCTTCGCCATCACCCACTTTAACCTGAAAACGCCTGGCCGCGATACCGATACGGCCACCAGCGTTGAACAGGCGGTAGCCGGTACCGTTGGGAAATCCGGATATAACACGCCGGCTATTCTGGCGGCGCTGGGCGGTGCGGATAACATTACCTCTCTGGATAACTGCATCACCCGCCTGCGTTTGTCGGTGGCGGACATGTCCAAAGTGGATACCAACGCACTTAAAGCTAACCGGGCTATTGGGGTGGTACAGTTAAATCAACACAATTTGCAGGTCGTCATTGGCCCGCAGGTACAGTCAGTGAAGGATGAGCTGGCAACCCTGATGCGAACCGTCGAAGCCTGA